GGGTAGGCTTTGGATAGTTTCCGCGATTTTCACCATTAACAAATCTCTCCATCGAATACTCCTTGCATAGAGATGGTGAAATATGTTGTAGAAAATTATAGACACTAAATCCAACGCCACAGTTATGGCATTTATAGAAAAAATTATTATTCTTGACAAAGAAGTAACCTCTAGCCTTTCCTTTACTCTTCGTGGAATCTCCACACACTGGACATCTGCAATTTGCAAGATTGTCCTTCTTCCACTTGAACTTCGGAAGCATTGGAGAAATCAGATTGATATACTTTTTATCGATATAGACAGACATCACATGTTCCAATCATCGGTAGTAGTGACTTTTCTTCGTCGGAAAAAATCATCAGGCCCACTTTTCTTTGGTCCTAGTGAAATGGCATTGACCGTGGAAGAAGAAGACACAACATCATAAAGCTTCATCTTTGCGCGATTTATGCCAACTAGGAATTTCTTGTTGCCCAATCGCTCATTATACCTGTTCTTGAGTTGCTTTACCATGATGTTGTTCATATCTTCGAGTTCATCGGTGCTGATCAATGCCACCATGAAATCGGCAGTCATCGGAAGGCCGAATGATTCTGAAGTGTTAGTGAGATCAGGATCAGTATTGGCAAATCCTTCCCGATTTGTCTGGGTAGCAGTGAATACAGGAACATTATACTCAACTGCAATTCCGCGTATCTCCTCAGCAATAGCCTTGATATATTCATAAGAATTAACTTTACCTCCCTTAATTCTTGAAGAAGCACAAATATTCAGATAATCTATGAATATGATATCTGGAACAAACTTCTTCTTTAACTTCAACTCATCCAATAGAAATCTGAAATGATTCGCATTGGCTGTTGATGTTGGATATTCCTTGATGATCAACTTGCCTTTGAATCCACCACAACTATTGTGGATTTTCTTTTCATACACATTCAACGGAAGATCCTTGATATCCTTGATGGCGATGTCAAGGATATTTGCATCTATGCGCTCTGCGATCTTTTCTTCTGACATCTCACATGTGATGTATAGAACATTCTTGTGTTGCTTCAGACAACTTGCGGCATAGTGGCATAGAAACAGAGACTTTCCGACACCAGTTCCCGCCATGACTATCGACAGGGTCTTTGGAACGATACCACCCGCTGTGATTTCATTGAACACCTCAAGGTCAAATGGAATCTTCTGTTCCACCTTGTGGTAGAATTCATACCGCTTCTGATAGTCTTCGACGTAATCGTGTCCGATGTGCGTGTCAAAAGACACAGACAAAGCCTTGGACAAGATGTCTGGAATTGCAGTCGTTGGTGTCTGTTCCTTTCCATCGATGATGTTAATTGAATTCATGATGGCGTTGTAGACGGCCTTTTCCTTGCAGAAATTTTCAGTCTCATCCATCAACCAATCCAACGAACACTCATCGAAATCTCCGTAGATATCATCGACGCGGGACAATGTCTTTTGACATTCATCCTGCTGCAATGTCTTTTTCTTGTCCATCGAAATAACAATCGCCTCCTTGGTGGGAAGCGCGTTATACTCCACGATGAACTCATGTATGAGAGTAAATACTAGATTGTCAATCCTATCATGAAAGTATTCTTTCTTGAGGAAAGGAACAACCTTTCTAGCATAGATTTCATTCTTTACTAGATTTTGAAAAATTACCTTTTCAATGTTCATTTGAGCCGTACTTGAATTGCTTGTTAGCTGCCTGGTCCAACTTTTCCATTACATCGGCGGTAAAATACTTCTGTGGGTTTTCATAAATGTTCTTTTCGAATGCACTCGACCCATCAGGAAGGGTGATTCTAGTGCTGGTCTTGGTGAAGATACCAGACTCAAGTGCAAGATCGACAAGACCATAGTATGGATCCAAGCCAGTGTCATAGTTTAGTTTCACAGACACCACCTTATTCTCCTTGGTAAACCTACCTTTGAACAGTTTACAATTAATTATATTTCCAATAATATCTCCAGAAGAATCCTTATCCTTTCTCTTCGATAGGAATACTATAGTGGATGCCGCGTATTTAAGAGCGTTGCCACCTGACAATTCTGTTGTTGGAAACATACCCATACTGGAATAGACATGATTTGTGATAACCAATGGAATTTTTGCAACGCCCAACTTTAGAGTTAATACCCTAAATGTTGCTTTAATTATCTGTGCTCTTGTCATATCTCTTGTCTCTTTACCCTCTGACGTATCAAGCATTTCCTTCGAAGTAGATAACATTCCAAGAGAATCCAATACCATAAACATTGGTTTTCTCTTTCCTTCATCTTCCTTGAGATATTCATCTACAATGCTAATAGCCTGGTGTCTAAATTCTTCTATTGTTGCAACAGGAAGAATTGCTATGCGCGATGTATCAATCCCACGACCCGAAATCATATCAGATGTTACTGCCTGTTCTGTATCAAAATACAGAACAATTCCATTTGGATTTTCATCTAAAAAAGTTTTAACTGTGCTTAAAGCAAAATAAGTCTTTCCCGTAGCGGATTCACCAGCAATTGCAGTAATTTTATTATTTGCAAATCCACCATGCAAAGATCCAGACACTAGAGCATTAAAAATATAACTACCAGAGTTTATAAATCCTGTTACATCGCTTCCGTCGATGCCAGTAGAAACAACAGATGCATATTTATTACCAGAAATTTTCACAATATTATTTAAAAAATCGCTCATATATTACCTCATTTATATATATAATCATACCTACGCATGAAACACATTCATCATATTATACCAAAACATTCGGGTGGGAGCAATGATCCTTCAAATTTAATAGAATTAACAGTCGAAGAACATGCAAATGCGCACAGGCTTCTATTCGAACAATATGGAAAAAAAGAAGACTATATTGCATGGAAAATGCTATTAGGAAAATCGGAAGAGTGTGAAATTGAAAGAATTGAACTAGCCAAAAAAGGATTTCAAAAATTTAAAAATTCAGAAAAATATGATGAACATAAACAAAAAATATCAAAATCTTTAACTGGCAGAACGCAATCAACAAAAACTAAAGAAAAAAAATCAAAATCACTAAAAAAAGCACATGCCGAAGGAAGACATCCTAATCCATTTAAAAATTTATCAAAATCTATTAGATCAGAGTTATATTACAAAACAAATGCAAATAAAAAATTATCTGATGGTAGAAAAAAATCAAAAAAATGGAAAGATTCTGTCACTTCCGAAGAATATCGAATAAAAAAATGTTTAGCTGATCCTAGATCAAAATCTATTGAATATAATGGTATTCTATATCCTAGCATAAGAAATGCTGCAAAATCTTTGGGAATTTCATATACAAAAATGAGAACTCTTTTAAATAAAAAGTGATTCTAGCGTACTTTTCTCCTCATAGTTCCAGCCAATCGTATCGATGATATTCGTCAGCGGATCTATGAAGGTCTTTTCGAATTGGGTATTATAGTCGATGAACGACTCTAATGCAAATTCTTTTGGTATTTTATTTGGGAATGCAATTACACATTCGTCGCCCTTGAATCCTGCAATCGGATTTGGCTTCTTCAGGTAGATGAATTTAATCTTCTCACCCTCAAAAATCTTATTGTACTTCTTGGTAAGATTTTTCTTTGAAAGGTGATAATTGTATAGAAGAGCTCCCTTCACTGCAATTGGAGTCCCCTTCTTGTATATCTGATCCTTGTCCTTGTACTTGTTCAGTCCATTGACACTGCGAGGAGATGCTATCTCCTCTGGGGAAAGTGCCATGAATTGTTTCCTAAAGTCAAAGACAAATTCAATCAGATCTTCTTCGGTCTTGTTCAGAATGATTTCAATGGATTCCTTCAGTTTCTTTCGCACAATCTCTGGCGTGGAAGACCTACTGGTTTCAATGCCCATGATTTTTTGCTTGGGCTTTGAATATCGAATACCCTCTGAATCCCAGACATTTAGCATGTATCGCTTTTTTGCTACCCAGATTCCCTTGTCTGCGATAACTTCCCGTTCCATGTTGATCCTGGACTCAAATGCATTCATGCATTTTGCCATCTTATCGAATTGCTTCTCAATGAACGGAGTTATGATTTTCTTGCAGGAGTTGTCGATATAGTTGATTTTATCTTCTGTGGATTTATTTGCACAGAATTTATTGACAATAGGCTCCATGTTTAGATACACAGAGTCAGTATCGGAGTAGACTACGTAATCGTAATTCTTGGTTCCAACAGCATCGTTGATAAATTCATTCAATTGAATTGCGATGTACTGAATAATAAGCTGACCAGTCAGAGTGACTGCTTCCGCCAATTCGGTACTATAATAACGAAAGAATTCATTGCCTACAGCACCGTAGGCAGAATTCAATTGAATCTTACGCACTAATTGAAAGTTATTGTATTTTGCTATGTCAAATTCAAGAGAGTGTTTATACTTAAGAAGTTCATCATCAGTTAGTTCTTGAAGGTTCATCATTAAAAGCCTTGTGGTCTTCAGCAATAATCTTAGGCGTTACTCGCTTTACCTCGTATTTATTTGGATTGACCGTGTGGTTCTTTCTCCAGTCGTCAGCTTCTTTTTGGGAATTCCAAATAGAAATACTGCGATTAGATTCTCGCATCCAGTCTTCTTCATTGTTGGCATTTGTAAAAAATAGACCAAATTTCATACCAAAATTATATCAGATTGGTCTGTAAAGTCAAGGTTTTTTGGATTCGATGTACTCGACTATAAAATCAACAATAAATTCAAGACCCTTCAGTCCGATATATCCCATCATGAAGGCAACGGCATACTTGCCCTTTTCCTGTATACCAGGTGGTGCAAAATTCAAAACCAACGGAGTCATATAATTAGCACACATGGTTCCAGCAAAAATACATCCTATGGTTTTGGATAATTTCTGCTTTCTTTTCTTTATGGATAGTAATAGAGCCCCAAAAAATCCCGATAATAAAAATCCGATGTCTATGCCGTACCGTAAGAGATGTGTGTGAAAATCGTCGTTATTTTGCATTTATTGTCCCCATGTATAATCTAGCAACGTTTAGACGATCACTACATGTGGTATTTATACAAAAAACAAACCCCATTACTGGGGTTTGGGTTCATTCAGATGCGGGAGAACCAGCCCCCACTGCTTCAAGCAGCCATCCGCATTGGTGCGGCATTTATGTTGCCAACTTTGGCATTTAACGAGGGTTGTTGACGACCTCTCGGATATCTCCCTATTGCTTGCATACCCATGTCGATTCTGTTCGACCCCGTCGAATGGAGTCGGGGGGATTCGCACCCCCGTGCATTAGGTTAGTTCACAAAGATCAACGATATCAAGTATTATTTATATCATAATGATATTTGTCTGTATCTTCAGTAATCCACTTTGGACTTTGCTCTGAAGACCATACTCTGGTATTCAATTTTCTCTCAATCACCATGCTTCCATACTTAACCGTAAAGCTTGGATCATGTACTAGTATTCTATTATTTGGCTGTATTGCGAAATTTCCATTATCTAATCGCAGAACATGGCCACATTTGTGCTGTCCTGGTGCTTCTGAAAATCCAGTATCTAGAGTATTTGAATCTCCAGCGGCCCAATCAAGTGTGAATAGATATGTTCCCGTGTATTTTTCTTTTCTTCTAGAAGTAAATGACATCTTTTTGTTCTTGAAGATATCAAATACAGTAACTGTAGGGTAATAGGAAAAACTATCCCATAAAACCAATTCATCTAATTCCTGAGAAACTGCATCCTCTGTCCAAGAAAATGCAGAGATCGGCATTCTCCACCAAATACCACCATCTTCCATCAAAAAATGAAACAATGGAGTTCTTGAAGGAATGCTTGTCATTCCAAAAATCACGCATGGAAATTTCTTATCAAAAGAATCTTCCATATTTCTTAGATATTCACCGCGCACAAAACACTCGATTGGTGGTAGATTGATATTAAACATTATTAATTTTCTCACACAAACACTCGGTGCTGTTTGTGCAGTATGCAGTGAGGTCAAAGCAGATAACGGGATTCGAACCCGTGAGAAAAGTTTGGAAAACTCTTATGTTGCCACTACATCATATCTGCAAAGTCTTTTATAACTAATGATCCCACGGGGATTCGAACCCCGTTCTTGAAATTGAAAGTCTCAGGATTTAGCCAATTAATCTATGGGACCAATTATTTTGAATGTTCTATTCTATGGCAGTTAGCGCATAGTATTATACACTTTTTTATCTCTTCGTCAAGTACATTCTGTGGAACTCCAGATCTTGCAATTCTAGAAATATTATGTTTTTTATCTTGCAAGTGATGAAATTCCAATGCTGCTGAATGAGTATTAAATCCACATTTGCAACAACCATTTTCTTTTTTGATCTTTGCAATATATTCAGCATTTTTTTTAGCTTGCTTTAGATCTTTTTTCATAGATTAAACATCTATGATTATTTATATACCCAGATCCACGCCAAGTCTGGTTCTTCATTCATAATTTCTTTTTCCCAAAACTAAATATAAAAATTAAAATATCCCACAGTAAAAAACATAAACTTGCTGCTAATGCTCCAGTACACAATCCAATGTGTACTAAAGGATACATAACACAAGCTTCAACAAAATATTTCATTTTTCGTATCTGCATAGAATTATACCACTCCCATCACCTTTGTCAATCAGATAATTTAAATTTGCCTCGTCTGTCCAACACCCACAATTAAGATAATGAATCTTGCCAATCATCTTATCTGCTGGTTCATGAATATGACCGCAAATTACTCCATCATATCCATGCTTCTCTGCGTATTCTGAAAGATGTTTTTCAAAGTTTCCAATAAACATGGTAGCCTTCTTAAACTTTACTTTCACATACTTAGAAAGCGAAGAATACCGAAACCCCATCTTTTTGCGAATCCAGTTATACCATTCATTGATCTCTATCAGGATTTCATATCCAACATCACCAATCTTGGATATCAGAGTTCCAATTTTATATTTACAAATCAAATCAAACTGATGACCATGAAGAACTAAATATCGTCTTCCATCAGACGCTGTATAATCACATCTTTCATGAAGATGAACTCCACCGAAAGATTTCGACTCAGAGAATCGGTTCATGAATTCATCATGATTTCCCCAAATATAATGAACCTCTCCATGCTTAGATTTCTTGAGTAGACGACGAATACAATCTACATGATGGGTCTGTGTTTCAATATCCATCTTGAATGCCTGATTGAAACGCCAAATATCAATAATATCACCAACCAAGTAAATACAAGAACTCTCATCCTTTTTAATAAATTCGGATAAGAGTTTTGCTTTACATTTGTTAGATGCTATGTGAAGGTCTGATATGAAAAGTGTTTGCTTCATGCTTTATGTAGTTTCTTCAATTTTCATAATACCAAAGGTGGGAATCGAACCCACATGCCGTAAGGCAATGGATTTTGAATCCACCGCGTCTGCCAGTTCCGCCACATTGGTGTAATGAGATCGGTGGGACTTGAACCCACAAGGTTTTCACCGTCAGATTTTAAGTCTGATGCGTATGCCGATTCCGCCACGATCCCAAACTACCCCGCCTAGATTCGAACTAGGAAAAAGAGATCCAAAGTCTCCTGTGATACCGTTTCACCACGGGGTAACTTATCAATTCTTCAAAGCAAGCTTACGTGCTCGTCGCTTCTTGCTACCGATCTTTCGGCGGCGACGACATTTAGTTCGTATTTGTGGTCGTGACATTCATTACCTCCTTTGTCATTATAGCATCAATGATCTCGGTTGTCAATCACATTGCTGCAATAAGAGTACATTGCAATTCCACTTGCAGTTCCGACATTAAGGCTACGAACACTTCCATACTGAGGAATATAGACAATATCGTTGCACAATTCAAGAAGTTCCTGCGGAATTCCATTCTTTTCTTGTCCAAATACCATTACGGTATGGTTGTATGGACTCCAAGGATAATAATTGATATTCATAGCACCATCAACATTATCCATCCCAACAATTCTGATATTGCCATTGTGCTGATCTCTCAACTCAGTGAGCGAGTCATGAATATTATCAATGGTCTTCACATGCTTGAAGTTGGTGTAATGGTGCGTTCCAACAGTGCCACGCCGATCATATTGCTTTCGCCCGTAGATCCAGACTTCAGCCGCCATGAATGCATTTGCATTCCGAATGAGTGTAGCAATGTTGAAATCATTTTCAAGATTGCTTGCAATCACCGTGAAATTATTTCGCTTGGTGTTTAGGTCAGCAAGGATTGCCTGTGTCTCCCAGTCCTTGTAATAGTCGATCACATTCATGTGATTCCCCTCCGCTTCAACTCCGCTTCAACTGCTTCCAATTGCTTCTTGGATTCAATCATCTTGTTCTTGAACATCTTTCTATCCTTGAACATCTTGTCCATCAACTCTGGAAGAAATCCATGCTTTGCGTGGGTGAAACACGCACCATTTGCCGTGATTGCAATATTATTGTCCTTGCATTCACTGAATACGTTCTTCATCTCCTCCGATGGGGATATGATGTCCTTTGGTGTTGGTCTGACATTGATCTGCTCAACGAATGTCTCTGGTGAGATATTGTATTGCATGATGGACGATGGATACATGCTGGCAATGTCGAATGAAACTACCCAGTTATGCATTCCATTGATCGGTTCCTTCACGTATGCACCAGCGTACTGCGTATCCTTTGAACTGATCTTCTTTGGAGGAACCACGATGTTCTTCTTCAACAGGTGATTGTAGATGATGACATCCCACGTTCGTACCTGTGAGAATACATCGTTGAAGTTTACACCAGCAGAATATGCAAGAGCCACCGCAAGTTCCATCAACTTCATCTTTTGCTCAAGCCGTTCAACCAGCAGTACGTCCTTGATATTGTACTCAATGAACTTCTGAAAATTGTTCTTGTAGAAATCAGAGATGCTTTCATACTCGTTGTATGAAATCTTACGCTCTCCAAGCTCCACCCAAGCAATATGATCAAGCCGATATGACTCTTGATTTACATAGGTAAAGGTCTTGTAGAGTTCATAGTAATCCACAGTCGAGATTCCTACGATGTCATATACAAGAAACTCCTTGCCACTCTTTTCGATCTTCTTCTCCTTGAGGATATTCCATGGAGACAATTCTCTTGGATCGATGTCAATTTGCTTCAGCCGATTGATTAGATACGGCATATCGAATAGACGGATGTTCCAACCAGTGATGATGTCTGGCTGCTTGTCCCTAAAATACTTGACAAAACTATAAAGAAGTTGCGATTCATCATCGAACTCATTCACAGAAATTGTAGGATCATCTGTAGTGAATTGCCCAAGACAAAATACAGTCTTGCGATTGTTCATCATGCATGTAATTGCAATGACCTTTTCCTTGGGATTTTCAATCTCTGGAAATCCATCCTCACATGTAGTCTCAATATCAATATACATGATTCTCAGAAGAGAGAAATCATACTCGACATTGCCATGATGTTGCTCTGCAATGTATTGATACTCCACACCAATATCTCCGTGAAGATCAAAGCCAGATACACTGTCATATGTCTTCTTGAATTCGCTCATCTCGTAGAGGTTTTCAAACGCCATCCTCTCTACGTTGCGACCATCGATTGTCTTGTATTGGCTTTCCTTGTTCGAAGGAACGAACAGACATGGCTCATAGGAAAATGAATCGACTACATGTCGATTCGAATCAATTCCACGATAGCAAATCCTTTTACCGTCGTAGAATACATGTGTGTAGAATTTCATACAGTGTCTAGTGTATTTGGAACAATTCCTCCCTTGGAGTACATATCGTATGCACTCTCTGGCAAGGGGTTACTCAGTTCTACCATAGTATACGACTTGTTGTTCTTTTCGTCAAGGTATGCGTACAAAAGAACCGAATAGTTGATCATGTCAAGGATGGTATCGCGTAACTTTTCATCCTGTACCTTGAATTCTCCAGTCTCCATGAAAGAAGAAAGACGGCTCATCTTGTCGAGAAGACGAACCATCATTCCCTTTTCGGTCGTGGTAATTCCCATCGCCTCTGCTCTTGTGAAGTTGGCGAATGGTTGGGTTCCAGTCTTACCAGAATAATCATGGTTTTTCAGACGCATTAGTGCAAGCGCAGAGTCGCACAATTCCTCATGTATTTTAAATAGTTCGTCACTTGTCATGTTATACTCCTGTCGATCCAAACCCACCACTTCGGTCGGTCTTTGTAGTTGGCCTCTCTTCGATGTATGTTATGTTTGCCTGCATCTGCTGCACAAGTTCCCCCTGTGCAATTCGATCACCAGAATAGATTCTCAGTCTTTCCTGAGAATTATTATACAATGGTATCATCAACTGCTGAACATAATCGGAATCAATTATACCAACAGAATTAATCAAATTCAATCCTTTTTTCGTGGAAAGTCCAGATCGTGGATATATCTTAACACAATGATTCTCTGGTATGTCTAGGATAAGCCCAGTAGGAATCAGCATTCTCCACTCTGGTGGAATCTCGACAAAGTGCTTGCCATGTTCATCCTGACTTCCCAGTATCGTTATGTTTTTATTATCCGTAGAGAAAGCTTGAAATGAATTCTGATAGTGAAAATGCGCTGCTATGTCAAAACAAGCTGAGTTTTTAGTTCCATATTTTACATCAGGAGTGTCCTGATACATCTTATAAATTTTTAAATCCATTCTGTTACTCCATTCTTTGGCGGAAATAGCCTTATCGTCTACAAAAACATCGACATCTGGCTTTCCAAATATTATCTTATCGTACTTTACTCCGAATCTTTTCATCTGATCATGCGTAAGTTGCGAATGATCTTTGCCAGAAGCGGATCCACGTGCAGTGAAAAGGTACACTGTGTTTCCATCATCGTGCAATTTATTTACCCGATCAATCATGCTTTGAATCGGAACTGAGTTATTATAATCAGATCCGTTGGTTTTCACAAGCGTATTATCTATGTCTATTGCATATCTCATTTGGAACACGCGGGTTCTATTCTATAGGTATCTGCGTCGAAATGCTGAGTAGATGCCTCGAAAATAACAGAGTCCTCCAATGCATATACCTGGTGTGGATATCCTGGTGCGAGATGAATCACTTCTCCAGGACCAATCACCTCAATGTGTTTAGTCGCGTTTACTGGATCAATCCAATGCAATTCGATTTTCCCGCTTTGGATATACCAGCTTTCATCTTTGATCAGATGATAATGAAGACTCGAATGTTTTCCACAATCAAACACCAGCAATTTACCACAATACTTTGGGTTATTTGCGAATACAATTTCACGACCCCATGTCTTTTCAACTATTTTTGGTTTCATTTTTTAGTTTCTCATAATAATGATTTATTCCACTAGCCAATGTCTCAGTAGTATCTATCCAGCCATTATCCACGGCCTTGCCGATATCAGCAATTGTATTTGTCTGATATTGCTTCTTCAACTTTTCTGGCATTGCAATTTCAATCTTGGACCCTGAGCCAAATGCAGCAATGCATTTATCTGCTACGTCATCAAAGGACGATTGAATTCCAGATCCCAGGTCATAGACCCCAGGAATTGGATTCCTATATGCATTGAAAAATGCTCGACAAACATCATCGACGTAGATAAAATCTCTATTGTATGTGTGAGAGTTCTCGAAGATATGGAGTCTTTCACCATCCTTCAATTGGTTGAACCATTTGAACATCACAGATGCCATTTCTCTTTTATGATATTCATTCGGACCATAGACATTGAACAACCGAAAGCAAACAGCATGATCCGAGATGTCTTTTTCTGACACCAACTTGGACATGGCATAGAGATTCAATGGACCAGATCCATTTCCATATATTGCAGCAGTAGATGCAAAAAACAATGGAAGTTTCTTTGTTCGGCAAAAATCAGACAGCTTTTTGGTAAAATCAATGTTGTATTTTTGTATTACATCGATGTTGGTTTCCAATGTATCTGATATTGCTCCAAAATGAAAAACTGATGTGATTTCCTGATTGAACAGATCACCATCAAGCACATCATAAGACTTGAAATATTTTGCCTTATTATTGTAGCGATATGACCTTTCTTGAAAATCACATAGGATAATATCTTCAATTCCCATTGAATTGAGATAAAGAAGCATTCTACTTCCTATGAATCCAGAAGAACCAGTTATCAGTATCATAATTGCTCTATGATTCTAGTGCTGGAATAATCCCCAATGCGGTTGAACAAGATCAATTGGGAATGGCTGCAAATACCATCGTGCTTCATTATATGGTCGTAACTCCAGTCTGATCCCTTGACGACAACATCTGGCTTCAATGAAGCATGTAAGTTTTTCAATTCATCGTGTGTATCAAATACAAAGACTTCATCGACGGATCTAAAGGATAGCAGTATTTTCTTCCTATCCTCCGCAGTATTGATCGGCCTGCTCATTCCTTTTGTCTTTTTGACTCTTTCATCGGAATCTATAGCAACGATAAGATAGTCTCCTTGTGTCTTGCAAAACTCAAGAAGTTCCACATGACCCCTATGGATTATATCAAAAACACCATTAGTGAAAACAGTCTTC